GTTATCGCGAAGAAAACTTATAATTGCAAATGACAATTATGCGCCAGAAATGGCATTAGCGGCTTAGTCTAACTAAGCACGTAGGGGTTGGCAACTTACCTGGCAACAGAAAAGTTGCATTTTTTAATTAGACAAAAAAAAGCACCCTTAAGGTGCTTTTTTAATGTAACGCTATTATAACATCACGGTTCTTAATCTTATTTAGAATTTAATGACTGCGCCAATTGTAGCTTCTTTGTCACCGTTATCAAAATCTTTGTCTCTTGTATCTGTTATTGATGCTTTTAGTGAGAATTTCTCAGTAACTGCATAAGCTGTTCCAATTTCCATATAAGAAGCATCACGATCAAAGTTAGTAAATGATCCAGAAAGTGCTTTCCATGAATACCCAACTTCAGCAAATGGAGTAAACTTGTTATAGGTTGTTGATACACCAATATGTGGTTCAATTGTCAAAGTATCTTTAGTAGTAGAATCTCCAAAACCATACTTAGCTTGATTTCCTACGTAAACTGGAGTTGTAAGAATATTAACATCTTTACCTACTTTAATTTGGTAATCGTCAATACTTCCGTTACGCAAGTATGAACCAGTAATATCTACATGTTTACTAGGTACAGTTACAGAGAGCTGATCGGCTCCAGTTTCTGGTGCTGAAAGAGATAAAGAAAAATCATCAGATTTAAGTGTGATTTTTCCAGTAGTATTATCAAAGTTTCCTGCAAATGCAGAAGTTGACAATGCAGTCATAATTGCGACTGTTGCAATAGTTTTTTTCATTTTATTCCTTAGGTTAATTTTTTAATCTCAATAGTAAATCCTTTACTATTCAGAGGTATTTAGCATTCTGTATACTACCAAATGCTTAATGTTCTTCCATTTCCGATAATAATAAACAGACAAGTCGTAATATGTAATAGTACCCAAACGGTCCTAATTATTGCAACTTTGTCTGCTTTTTTATTATCTTCGTATGCTTTTGTACCAATGGCTTTACACCAATACTGCCACATAGTCATCCTTTACATAGTGTTCTTTTTGTCTTGTACTTCTGCTCTTCGAGACTTAGATAGTTTACCTAGATCTCCAAGTGCTTTCCTTGCTCTTGCGGCGGCTGCTTTTACGCCTTTTTCTTCAAACGTTTCTGCTTCTTTTAAATATGTGTTGAACGCTTGTACAATCTCTTCATGTAGTGTCATCTTACTCTCCTTTGGTTATTGTTTTTAAACAAGTTGAATGCCTGAAGTAGTACTTATATACTGCTTGGCAATTTCAATTTCAGTTTTTGCAACACAACTAACTGACTGTGCTTGCAAGTTAAATTTGCCGTCTGGTGAAACACTAAACATGAACGGGGCTAATCCCAATCCTTGTTGTTGTGCAATAATTACCATTGGCTTGTTAAGTGTATAAGACTTATCATTCTCTGATTCAAGTCTTCCGACAAGTTCTTCTCCACTGCTTAGTTTAAAAGATACGGTATCCCCGATCTTATATGGTGTTTCTAATAGCATAAATTTCCTTTATCCCCAGCCGGTTCCGTTAAATCCTGTTGTTTCTATATATGTAGTTAGCTCATCGTATCCGCCAATGACATTAGTTCCGATTATAATTTGTGGGAACGTTCTAGCACCTGGACACATTTCAAAAACTTGTTCTCTTGTAAGGTCTTCGCCAAGTTTACGAGTTTTAAACTTAATTTGGAGTCTAGTTAGTAAAGCCTTTGCTTGATCACAATAAGGACATGCATCTTTAGTCAATACTAATACTTCCATCATAAACTAAACCCCTTTAAACTTTCTGTTGACACATCTTGTTTGATGCCGCCAATGATATAACTTTCAACTTCTGTTTCTTGCGGAGCAACTTGTAGGCCAGAGCTACTTAACCAATGTTGTGTCCACGGTAGTGGATTAGTATTAACTGGTGCATCAAATATCTGTTTGTAGCCTAACGCTTTAAGTCTACGATTAGCAATATATTCAACATACTGATTTAGTAAAGTATCATTAAGGCCAATCATTGATCCATCTTTAAACAAATACTTTGCCCAGGCTTTTTCTTCTAATACACACTCTCTCCACATTTGATATACTTCTTCTTCACATTCTTTAGCAATTGAAACCATTTCTGGATCGTCTTTGCCTTGTGACCAAAGTTTTAATACATGTGTACTAAGTGCTAAATGTTGTGATTCGTCGCGGGCGATAAGACTAATAATCTTAGCACTACCTTCCATTAGCTTTAGTTCTCCAAATGCAAACGTACATGCAAAGCTAACATAAAAACGTAAGCCTTCAAGAATATTTACATTCATCATTGCAAGAAATAACTTCTTCTTTACATCACGCATGTTACCTTCGCTTCTGTGATTATAAGCGTCAGCAGCCACTGTAAATGCATCATAATTTTTAGTAACTGACACTGCTCTTTTAATGATTTCTTCATCATCTAAGATAGTATCAAACACTTCGCCAGGGTCAGCATACACGTTCTTCATAATATGTGTATAGCTACGTGAATGAATTGTTTCAAAAAAGTCCCAAGTAACAATACATCCTTCTAGTTCAGGAAGTGAAACATGCGGCAAAAATGCTAGGCACGGACCACGACCTTGGACACTGTCGAGTAGTGTTTGGTATTTCAAATTACTAGTAAAGATATGTTTCTGTTCAGGACGGAAGTTAGCAAAGTCTGCACGATCTTTTTGCAAACTTACTTCCTCAGGCCGCCAAAAGTAACCAAGCATAGTTTGATTTAACTTATCAAACACAGGATGCCTAAACGTATCATATCTCTGAGTATTTTGATCTGCACCAAAAAACATATTTTGTTTTGTAAAATCAACTTTTTCACGGTTGAAAACTGTTTTTGCCATTTATTATTCCTTCCTTATTACAAGTATACAATAATATACTTTATTTGTCAACCGTTATATTGCACATGCGTCACAAAATTCTTCCTCTGTGTCAAAATCTTCACGTTGAGGTTTAGGTTGTTCGTCGTGCCATCCTAATGAATGTGCTGGTTCTTCAAAAACAATATCATCATCTGTTTTGTAGTCGTATGTGTTTTGATAGTAGCTTGTCTTCCAACCATACTTGTATGTGTTTAATAAGTCGCCAATCATTACACTCATTGGAACTTCGTTGTTTTCAAACTGTGTTGGGTTATAACTCCAGTTACCGCTAATACTTTGATCAAAGAACTTTTGCATAACAGCAACAATATTAATGTAGCCGTCGTTATTAGGCATATCCCATAGTAGTGTATAATGATTTTTTAAGATATTATATTGTGGAACAATTTGCTTAAGAGGTCCCTTCTTGGACTTCTTAACGGACAAGTATCCTCTAGGCGGCTCGATCCCATTGGTAGCGTTTGACACAACGGATGAACTCTCTGATGGCATCTGTGCTGACAAAGTGCTGTGCCTGAGGCCGTGTATTCCAATGCTCTTACGTAAACTAGCCCAATCATAGTTTAGTTTGTTCTCCACTATAGTATCAACTTCACTTTTGTATGTGTCAATAGGCATAATGCCATCACTGTATTTAGTACGATTAAAATAGTCACATGCTCCACGCTCTTCAGCAAGTTTGTTTGATGCTTTTAATAAGTAATATTGAAATGCTTCTGATAAATCGTGTACTAACTTCCATGCTTCTGGGTCTTTATATTGTGATTTATTTTTAGCAAGATAGTGTGCAAGTCCAATATAGCCAACGCCTAAACTACGCCTGGCCTTTGTTGATTTTTCAGCAGCTTTAATTGGATATTTTTGATAATCAATAATTTCTTCTAAAGACCTAACTGCAAGATCACATAGTTCTTCTAAGTCATCTAAGTCTTTAATAATGCCTACATTAATAGCTGATAAGATACATAATGCAATTTCGCCTTCTTTGTCATCAATGTGATCAAGTGGCTTAGTTGGCAATGTAATCTCTTGGCATAAGTTACTCATATATACTTTGTCTTTAAATGAGCTATGTGTATTACAGTGATCAACATTCATAATGTAGATACGTCCTGTTTCTGCACGTTCTTTAATTAACGCAGAAAATAATTCCATAGCCGGGACAGTAGTTTTCTTAATACTATATGCTCTTTCGTATTTTTCATATAGCTCTTGGAAAACTTCCGAATCACCAAAGTATGCTTCATATAACCCTGGAACATCATGTGGCGAGAACAAAGTTATATCGCCTCCTGATAACAGACGTTCATACATAGTCTTATTAAGCTGAATTGAATAGTCTAGTTTACGTACACGATTATCCTCAGTTCCTTTGTTGTTTTTTAATACAAGGATGTCTTGAATTTCGTAATGCCAAAAAGGAAAATGTGTAGTTGCACTTCCGCCACGTACACCATTTTGTGTACAACAACGTACTGTACTTTCGAATTTCTTTAGGAACGGAATTATTCCTGTATGGGCTACTTCTCCGCCTCTAATTTTAGAATTAACTGCACGGATCCTACCAGCATTAATACCAATGCCTGCACGTTGCGCCGTATAGCGTCCAATGGCCATATCACTAGCAAAGATACTGTCAAGAGTATCGTCAGTATCAACGAGCACACAACTAGCAAACTGGCGTACAGGGGTTCTGACTCCCGCCATAACTGGCGTTGGGATATTGATTTTAAAAAGTGAGGTCGCATCGTAATATCTCCTTACATAAAACATTCTATCTTCTTGAGGATATTTTGCAAACAGGGTTGCAGCAATCATCATATACATATATTGAGGGGTTTCAAATAACTGATTATTACTCCTGTCTTGGCACAAATATTTGTCAACTACTTGACGTAGTCCTGCATAGGTAAAGTTTTCATCTCTCTTATGACGGATGTAACTATCTAATATTTCAAATTCTTCTGTAGTGTATTGGTTAAGGATTTCAGCATCATAAACACCTCGTTCAATATTAAGATTAATCATTTTTGCTAAAGGAATTGCTGTGAACTCACCAAACACTTCTTTGTTAATACTATAACTTAGTAACCTTGCGGCGGCGTATTGATAATTAACAGCGTCTAAACTAATAAGATCGTTTGCACTTCTTATTAAAACTTCTTGTATTTCAACAGTATTCATTCCGTCATAAAATTGTAAATTAGCATTCATCTCAATTTGCGAACTACTTACTCCTGCTAACCCTTTACATGCATGTTCAACTACTGTGTGGATCTTGTCAATATTCAAATGTTCTTTTTTTCCGTCTCGTTTAACGATCATAGTACCGTTGCTCATATTGCGTTCTTCCTCTTCATATCTCTTGTTTGTTTTAATTTATAGTTGCATGTCTGACAATAGTAATTATCTGAATGTTACACCACACAGCAGTAGATCTGACGTGTTTTTATCGATTAAAACGTGGTTACGATTGTTTATTTTTAACTTTAAAAGTCATCTTAGTTTGGTCGTCAACTGGCATAGTACTAGTATATCTTATACCCACTGTGTCAGCTGTTGCGTCTGCATTTTCGTCACTTGTAAATACATCAAACTTAATTGACCTTTGATATGTTTCATTCCCAGTGAAATGATAATTATCGTTGAATTCAATATCGCCATCTGTACTATTAAGAGTAATATTTAATGTTCCACTTCTTGTTGAAGAATAATTAGGGCTTGCTAACATATAATCTATTTCAAAACTTTGATTTTTATATGCCGGCAATTTAATTATTGTTACGGCACTTCCTGGTCCTAATGTAATATTGTGACCATTTTTCCAAACCCAAGTACCAGCACTTTCTACTTCAGGGTGATATACTTTTCCTATTAAGTTTGCTGGTGTAGTTGCTAAACCTTCTGTTCTTCCAAAATAGTCATGATCGGTACTGTTACCTATCTTTACAAATTTAATTATAGAACAGTTTGGGTTACTTTCTGTAGATCCATCGTTACCTACTAATTCAAAAGAATTATGTGAGCTAGTATTATTAGTACCGTTTTCAATCCAGATACCTTGGTAGTTTATATTTAAAAACTCTGAGTGTAAAAAAGAATTATTTACAGGACCTGTGGATTGACCAGTGGATGGTGCACCAATTACCATATCAATGCCAAAGATAACACCATAACCTAAACTATTAAATTTACAGCTATTCCATGTATTGTTATTAATGTCCCAGTTACTAACAATACCATAACCAAAACCTGTTACTGTAACATTTTCAAAAAAGTTTCTAGCAGATTCAACAGAACCACTTAAACTGTTAAGCTCTATGCCAATGTCTGTTGAATAGTCTGACGGTATAGTATCTCCTGATGTCCAAGGACCTTCAATTTTTATATCTTTAAAAGTACTATCTCTGCAAGATTGTAATACTAATCCTTGACTATCTGCTATTGTAGCTTGTAATGTTAAGCCTTCAATCCTAATATTTCTTGCTTGTAGTATAAAACTTGAACCACTGTCATCTGCTCTTGTTGCTTTACTTGCACCGATAGTTAATTGATTTTCTGTTCTAAATATATCACCGGCTGTAGTTTTCTTAATAATAGTTTTATCTGATCCTGCACCAACTATTGTTGTATAAGGTGGAAGATAAATTGTATTATTAATAGTGTAAGTTCCGGGTTCTAAATGTAGAATTACTCTACTCTGTGCTGTACCCAACGATGAAGAATTTAAGTATAATTGATCAATAGTTTTTTGTAATTTAATAGTAGCATCAGTAGCTTCGACACCAGTCAATCCAAATGAACGACCAGATACTCTATCATCTAACCTATCTTGCAATGTACGTTTAACTGGGGTAGTAGAAGAATCACCAGTAACTACATATGGATCGTTTGTACGATATGCATAAGTGTCAATTAATGTAAACAGATTGTCATGCTCTGTTAACACTTTAGTATTACCAACTGCTGGAGCACCTTCTGATACTGCACCATTTCCAACATATAATTCCTGAGCATCTATTGCCCAACCTAATTCGCCTGATGAAAGTTGCGGGAGACCGGAGCCTACGTTTTTTTGTCCTCTGCGAATTTGTATTTTTGATATCTGTACAACAGCCACGTTAAATTCTCCTTATTGTGTTATTATACATATTTAGCCCTAAAGCCTGTATCGTTGCCTTCTCGGTGGTACCACATTTCAAATGTATCAGTTGTCCAAAGAGCTTGTTTGTTATTACTTTTCTTAGGAGCCATGTTATACCATATATTCCACCAGTATTCTGCTTCAGCCTTGTGACCTTCTCTTTTATGATAAGAAAAATTCATTCTAGGATGTGTTCGTGTTCTAACAGTTGCCCAAGTGTCGGCATGTTTTTGATTATCTAATTGTTTGTATAGCTCAGGATTATCTAAACGTCCTGTATACTTTCCAGTCTTGTGGTTAGGGTTTGCCTGCCCGCCGAGTGAACCCCCGTGTTCTGCTACTTTGTTAAAATAATTAGGACTTTGTACTATGTTGAATTTGTCACTATAATGTTTGCAAACTTCTTGAAACTTTT